GACCATAGAGATCGATCCAGTAACAGACAGGTATCATATTACAATTCCCGAAGAGGTTGTAAACGAACTTGACTGGTACGAGGATCTTGTGTTAAAATGGAATTTTAATATCGACGGAATTTACCTTACAACAAAGGATGACTAAAACTCATACAAAAACTTATCACATCTATTTGAATGATAAATGCCTGTTTAAGAATTTGAGTGAAGAAGAGTTTAATATGATCTGGAGTAAACTTTATACATCTTATTGGAGAGAAGAAATCACATATACAGAGGTATACGATATGAATGTGGAAGACCCTACAATTTTCGAATCATCTTATTGACAAAGCCTTCTATATAAGGTATGATATGAACATAACAACAACAAATTATGGCTAAAGGATTTACAGTAAAGGCAAAATCACCTACAATTAACAAATCATCTACACCAGAATGGGATTATAATAAAGCAAAAGAAATGGTAAGAGGAAAATCCATTGTCTTTTGTCTACCTGGTCGAGGAGTCTCATACGTATTTTTAAAGAATTTTGTACAACTCTGTTTTGATCTTGTACAGGCAGGAGCAAGTATACAAATATCTCAGGATTATTCATCAATGGTCAATTTTGCCCGTTGTAAGTGTTTAGGTGCAAACGTTCTTCGAGGACCTAACCAAATTCCATGGGATGGTAAACTTAAATATGATTGGCAATTATGGATTGATTCTGATATTGTCTTTAATACAGAGAAGTTCTGGCAATTAGTACTAATGGATAAGGAAATTGCAGGTGGATGGTACTGTACAGAAGATGGTCGTACCACTTCAGTTGCTCATTGGTTAGAAGAAGATGACTTTCGTAGCAATGGTGGTGTGATGAATCACGAAACAATTGAAAGTATGCCAAAAAGAAAGAAACCTTTCACTGTTGACTATACTGGTTTTGGTTGGTTGTTAATTAAGAATGGTGTATTTGAGCACGAAGGTATGCCTTATCCATGGTTTGCACCGAAGATGCAGGTTTTCGAATCAGGTGATGTACAGGATATGTGTGGAGAAGACGTAAGTTTCTGTTTAGACGCAAAAGAAGCAGGTTTTGAAATCTGGTGTGATCCAAGAATTCGTGTCGGACATGAAAAAACAAGAGTCATCTGATCGTTATACCATTAAGTTAAAGGGAAAGGAGGTCTTTTCCGACTTAACGGCATCTGAATATTTCGAACGTATGCAAGATTATGCGATTGAATTCTATCAAACAGGACATCCTACCGAAAATGAACTTGAAACTATTATTACAAGGAGTGATTTAAATGGCAAAGATTAAACAAGGTATCATGGGAGGCACTTATGTTGATGCAATCCCGAAAAAAACTCGTCAAGGAACAGGAAAACACACGAAATACTCGGCAACTTCTCGTAATCGAGCTCGAAAAAGATACCGAGGGCAGGGAAAATAGAGAAAGCACTCATTATTGAGTGCTTTTTTATTGGAAAATCTAGTATAAATAAATAAAAAACCTTGTAAATGTCCATTAATAGGGTATCGAGGGCATTTAAAGACATTAGTTTGTCTTTTTCACCTCATCCAGTCACGAAAGACCTACCAGTTATTAAGAATGAGAGTGCAATTCGTCGTTCAATTCGTAATATTGTACAAACAATTCCGACTGAAAAGTTTTTTGACTCCGATTTTGGATCTGATGTATACCAAAGTTTGTTTGGTTTCGTGGATTATGGTACAGCAGCAGTTATTCAAGACCAAATTCAGTCCACAATTCGTAATTATGAACCAAGAGTTGAAAATGTCAACGTTATAGTGTCTCCAACACCCGATGAAAACTCATTTGAGGCCGTTGTGAGTTTTGATATCATAGGTCAACAGTTTCCGACACAGGAATATTCATTTATATTAGAGACAACAAGATAATCACATGCCTTTTACTAAATTTTCAAACCTAGATTTTGATCAAATTAAGACTTCGATCAAAGATTATCTCAGAGCAAACTCAAATTTCACTGATTTTGACTTTGAGGGATCGAATATGTCGATTCTAATTGATACATTAGCATATAATACCTACATTACCTCGTTTAACTCGAATCTTGTCGTAAATGAGTCCTTTCTCGACTCGGCAACACTGCGTGAAAACGTTGTATCACTCGCAGGTAACATTGGATATACACCTCGTTCAAGAACATCAGCAACAGCACAGGTAAATTTAGAACTTTCAATCTCCACAGATACTCCTACAGTCACATTACAACCAGGATTAGTCTGTACTGGGAGTGTGGCAGGATCATCGTACATATTTTCAATAGTCGAAAAGGCTACAACGTCAGTTGTGGACGGAATTGCGACTTTTTCGAACCTAAGTATTAATCAGGGAGTCTTTTTAAAGAAAAAATTTCAGTATGATGGGTCACTTAATCAAAGATTTATCTTAAATAACCAAAATATCGATACTTCGAAGATTCGAGTATATGTAAGTAATGATTCGGCAGAGTTAGGAATCGAATATTCACCTGTAAACAACATAATTGATGTCCATTCAACTTCAAGAATCTATTTTATACGTGAAGTACAGGATGAAAGATACGAAATTCGATTTGGTGATGGTATTTTTGGAAAAAAACTTGGATCTGAAGGAGATGCAGACGGAATTTTCATTACGGTTCATTATTTAACGACTGATGGTCTTGATGGAAATGGTGCAGAAGAATTTGCATTCTCAGGAATCGTTCAAAATCAAAACAATGTTGATGTTTCGATTGAAAGAGTCACTCTAACGACTGTAAATGCCTCTCAGAACGGTGGAGATATTGAATCTGTTGATTCTATTAAGTATTATTCACCCTTAACCTACTCGGCACAGAACCGTGCTGTGACTGCAAGGGATTATGAGGCAATAATTCGTAATATTTACCCAGACACTGAGTCTGTTTCTGTTGTTGGAGGTGAAGAACTCGATCCTCCCGAATTTGGAAACGTTTTAATTAGTATAAAACCAAAAAATGGTAATGCAGTATCAAATTTCGACAAATCAAATATATTAGCAAGATTAAAACAGTATTCTGTATCAGGAATTAATCAAAAAATTACTGATTTGAAGATGTTGTATGTTGAAATCAATTCAAGTGTTTATTTTAATGATTCTCTTGTCTCAAGTGTGAATACATTGAAAACAAACGTTATCAATAGTCTCACAAACTACTCAAAATCATCAAATTTAAATAAATTTGGAGGTAGATTTAAATATAGTAAAGTTTTACAGATTATTGATGATACAGATGAAGCGATTACATCAAATATTACAAAAGTTACGATTAGAAGAGATCTACAGGCATCTGTAAATCAATTTGCACAATATGAATTATGCTTTGGTAATCAATTTCATGTTGACCCTAGAGGATTTAATGTTAAGTCTACAGGATTCACGATACCTGGTGAATCGTCAACTGTTTACTTAACTGATGTTCCAAAAGGAGATCTTAAAACTGGAACTCTTGCGATTGTTAAGTTAATTGATGGTGCAAATTCAAGAGTTATTATTGGAGATGCTGGAATAGTTGATTATGTTAAAGGTGAAGTGATATTAACCACAATTAATATATTATCAACAGAAAAACCAAATGATATTATCGAAATTCAAGCTTTTCCAGAATCAAATGATGTGATTGGGTTGAAAGATTTATATCTCTCATTTAGCACATCACAAAGTACAATAAATATGGTAAGAGACGTAATTGCATCTGGTGATGAAATCTCTGGTGTTAAATTTACCAAAGATTTTTATACATCCAGTTATTCAAATGGAAAGATAATCAGAGAATAATATGATACAAACAGGATTTGAAAGTAAAGTTAAAATTCAGGATATAATATCAAATCAACTTCCAGATTTTGTTCTGGATGAAAGTCCTGAAGCTGTTGATTTTTTAAAACAATATTATATCTCTCAGGAGTATCAAGGTGCACCCACTGATCTCTCTGAAAATTTAGATAAGTATTTAAAACTGGATAATCTAACTCCTGATGTTATAGTTGATAGTTCAACTACAGTTGGTGTTGTTACAAGTGGTGCTGATGTAATTTATGTTAGTAGTACCAAGGGATTTCCAAAAGAATATGGACTGTTAAAAATTGATAGTGAAATTATCACTTATACTGGAATTAGTACAAATGCTTTCACAGGATGTATTCGAGGATTTAGTGGAATTACATCTTATCATCAATCTTTAAATCAAGAAGAATTAATATTTTCAACATCACAAGTTAACGAACATTTTGATAATACTAATGTTCAAAATTTAAGTGCACTATTTCTCAAAGAATTTTACCAAAAAACTAAAAAAACATTTACACCAGGATTAGAAGGGACTGATTTTAATAAAAATATTAATGTTGGTAACTTTATTCGAGAAGCAAAATCTTTGTATGAAACAAAGGGAACAAATAAATCTTTTGAGATATTATTCAAAGTTCTTTATAATGAAGTTCCAGAAGTTTTAAATTTAGAAGATAGTTTAATTAAACCATCAAGTGCAAATTACATAGTAAGAAAAATTGCAACTGCAGAACTTATTTCTGGAAACCCTCTTCTTTTAAAAGGTCAATCAATTTTTAGATCTAAACTTAATGATACTGATATTAGTGCCTCTGTATCAGAAGTTGAACCTTTTAATCGAGTTGGTATTGGAACTTTCTTCAAATTTAAATTATTTGTTGATGATTCAGGATCAATTGATATTTTAAATAACTTTGATATTATTCCAAACACAAGAGTGATTGATCCTGTACCAAAAGGATCTTCAATTATTACAGTCGATTCTACCGTTGGATTTGATACCTCAGGAATAATTTTATCAGGTATTAACACAATAACATATACTGATAAAACAGTTAATCAATTTTTAGGTTGTACTGCAACTAGCACAGGATCATTTGATGCTCCAATTAATCCTACAGATAGTATTAGATCCAATGATTTTTATTTTGGATATGAAAATGGTGATCCATCAAAAATAGTCAAACTGAGATTTACTGGTGTCATATCAGACTTTGTACAAACAGAATTAATAACTGTTGATGAGGGTGATATAATATCTGTAAAGAGTATTGGTGATAAGGTAACCAATCCTGAACAAGAAAAAACATACAAACAAATATTTGCGAATTCGTGGATTTACAATACTGCATCCTCTTATAATTTAAGTCCTACCAGTACTTCAGAATCATTATCTTTTCTAAGTCCACTTGATAGATCAAGTTTAAAAAAAGGTGATCAAGTTGAATTAATTACAGAAAGTGGTACAATTTTATATCCAACAGATAACAGTGAAGCAACTCCATATGTTTTAGAGGATATTAAAAATGGAGATCAAACAGTAACCTTGGCAAATTTTGGATACAATAAATCTGTTTTAAATACTTCACTTCGAAGAAAATTACAAAAAGGATTTAGTACCAATATACCAATTGAATTTGATAATTACACTGTCACTAGTGATGTTCAGAACGTATATTTTTCTGATGATAATTTTGCTTATGTTGCTTCAAACTCATTGCCAGGAACTAATCCAAGTGTTGATACTGAAAATAATTATGAATCTTTCCCTTACAACAAAAAAATTGAAACAAAAATTATTGAATCTTCTATTAATATACAAGCAGGTACAGGAACTTTAACGGATGTTTTTGATTTAGATGAACAAACATTTTCAACTATAAAATTTAATTCTCCAATTAATTTTCAAACTGGAGATAAACTTCAATATTCATCAATAGGTCAACCATTATCAGGAATTAATACGGGAATTTATTTTGCTAAAGTATTGAATGGGAATTCAATTCAATTATATGCATCAAATGCTGGAGTTGAAACAGATCAATTTATTCCTCTAGGTATTGGAGATGGGGCAAATTCTACACATAAATTCACTTTATTTACTCAAAAGTCAGGAATTATTGGTCCTCAAAAACTGTTAAAGAAATTTCCAATACCTTCAAGTCTTGGAGATGGTTCAAAAGTAAAAACAATTCCTGGTGGAACAGGAATGCTGATTAATGGTGTTGAAATAAACAATTATAAATCTCTAGATAAAGTTAAATTTGGACCTATTGAATCTGTTTCTATATTAAATTCTGGAGAGGATTATGATGTAGTTAATGAACCAAATATTACAATATCTACTGGAGCAGGAATTACAGCACTTGTACAACCAGTTGTATCTGGTAAAGTTAAAAATATTAAAATCATACCACAAACGTTTGATGTAGAACAAATTATTTCAATAGGTGTAACTGGTGGAAATGGAAGTGGATGCGTTTTAGAACCAGTTATAGGTCAAAGATTTAGAGAAGTTACTTTTCAAGCAACAAACTTTACAGATGGTGGTGGTATAAACACATCAACTTCGGCAGATAACATAGGAAAAATAATATTCAATGAAGATCATAATTTCAATGATGGTGAAACTTTAATTTATGATTCTAATGGAAATACAAACATAAGCATCGGATCATCAGACTCAACCCTTTCTAATTTTGGTTCATACTATGCAGAAATTATCAATAGTAAAACAGTTAGATTATATGAAACTCCTGAACAAGCTTTAATTGGAATACAAACAAGTGCAATTAGATTTAATGGTAAATCTGGTGGTGGTACACAAAAATTTAAAGTAGTACAAAAACAAGCCTTATTAGATGTTAAAGTCATTGATGGTGGAAAAAATTATACAAATCGAAAACTTTTTGTTAAACCAACAGGAATATCAACAAATTTTAATACGGTTAATTTTAAAAATCATGGATTTAATAATGGAGATCTAATTGAGTATTCTGCCATAGCAGGTATTGGAAGCACACAACCAACAAATATTACTGGATTATCAACAACTAAAAAATATTTTGTTTTGAAAGAAAATGATAATTCATTCCAATTGTGTGATGGTGGTGTTGATGGTGCAAATACAGTTAATTTTACAACAAAAAATGTAGTTGGATTTGGAACAACTTCAGGAACTGGATATCAACAATTTAAATACCCTGATATAAAAGGAACTGTTAGTTTTATACAATCTGGTATATCTACAATTAATGTATCATCGACAGGTGTAATAAGTCCAAAAACGATAGACATTACCCCAATTGTAAAAGGATCAATAGTTGATACATACCTATATGAAAAAGGAACTGGTTATGGATCTAAAATTATTAATCTTGATAAAAAACCATTAGTAACAGTTAAAACAGGAAAGGGTGCTTCTTTACAACCACTTATTTCAAACGGTCAAATTGAGACAGTTAAAATTGATTTTGGAGGAAATGATTATTTTTCTTTACCTGATTTAGAAGTAATAGATCCAACTGGAAAAGGAACTGGTGCAGTTTTAACTCCAGTGTTAACAAATCAAAGAATAAGTAATGTAGTCGTATCAAATCCTGGTATTGGATACTCTACTGATTCTAGTATATTTGTTAAGTCTTCAGGTCGAAATGCAAAATTTGATTTAAATATCAGAGAATTAACAATTAACGATCAAAAAAAATTAGGATCAGAACAATTAATTGATACAGAAAATAATTTAAAATACACAGTTTCAGGATATCAACCATCACTTTTTGGTGATGATGGAGAAAAAACCTCAGGTATAATCGGATGGGCATATGATGGTAATCCAATATATGGTTCTTATGGATTGACAAATCCTACTGAATCTCCATCTAACCCCATTTCAGGATTTAAAAGGTTAGAATCTGGATGGAAAAAAGATTCAACATTAGTAGAAGATAGACCAGATGGTTATGAAATTGGTTATTTCATTGAAGATTATAAATTTGATGATTCTACTGGTGATTTAGATGAACATAATGGTAGATTTGAAAGAACAGAAGATTTTCCAAATGGAATTTATGCATACCATGCAATTATTGATGATAAAGCAAATGCAGTATTTCCATATTTTATTGGAGATAGTTATAGATCTTTACCAATAGAAGAAAATTTATCTAATTTAAATCAATCTAATTTTGATTTTAATTCTTCAAATGTTTTAAGAAATACTTTTCCGTATAAAGTATCAGATAGATTTGCCAATAATGACTTTATAATAGAGACGAATGAAATAGAAAATCAATCAATTGAAATTCAATCAACAAATGCAGGTTCTGTAGAAAAACTTGACATCATTAATGATGGATCTGATTATAAAGTAAATGAAATTTTACAATTTGATAATTCAGAAACTAAAGGTAAAGGTCTATCAGCTAAAGTTTCATCAATAAAAGGAAAAACTATAAACTCAATAGAAACAACAATCAAGGACTTTGAAAATACTTTAATTACATGGGGTGAAGATAAATTAACTTTTGGTATTTCAACATCAATTACTAATACTTTAAACAATAATGATACTGTAAAAATTTCTGGAATTTCCACCAATTTATCAAAAATTAATGGATCTTATAAAATCGGCATTACAACATTTACTACAAATACAATATCTACTATTAGTGCTTCAGATACTTTAGGTATTACAACAGAAATATATGTATCTAATATTCCAGAATCTGTTTCTATAGGTAGTAGTATAAAAATAGGATCTGAAACTTTAGAAATTTTAAACAAATATGATGGTCTTAATATATTACGAGTTAAGAGAGGTCCAGTACATTATTCAACTGAATATCCTGAAAGTACAACTGTTGAATTTTTACCAAATTCTTTTACAATTAATAAAAAAATTGATTATTTTGAATCTAGTCAAAAGAAAATAATATTCTTTAATCCAGCAGAATCAGTGGGATTAGGAACTAGTATAGGGTCTTCATATGATGTATCATTTAAATTTGGAAACAATAATGTATCTCGAAACATTCCTGTAAAACAAATTTATATTGAAAATCATCCTTTTGAAACTAATGATAAACTTAATTTTATTCAATTTGGATCGAATACAATTTCAATTTCTACCGACACAAATCCTGGTACTTTTAATCTACCATCATCGAATCTTTATGTTGTAAAAAAAGGACAAAATACGATTGGAATTAAAACAGGAATAGGAACAGATGTTTATGGTAATAATTATGAAGAGGTATTTTTCCGTAGTATTAATTCTGCAAATAGTGACTTATATCGTTTTGAAAGCACAGAAAATATAGAGGTGTCATGTAAAGTTCAACGTATTCAGAGTACAGTTTCTGTCTCAACGTCTCATGAACTCTCCGAAAAAGATTCAATTACTTTAAATATCAAACCAAACGTGAATTCTGGTATAGGATCAGATGAAAAAGTAATTTTAAAAAGAGATTTAATCACTGGTAATTTATTAATTAATCCAATTACGTTTGAACCCTCAGATATTGATGTATCTGCTAACACAATTGGAATAAGTACAAATTATTTAAAAACAGGTGATAAGATTTTATACTCTGGAAGTGCAACTGGTTTATCAACAGGTAATTATTATGTGTATAAAGTTGAGGATAAATTAATAAAATTATGTCAAACTTCTTTTGATTCTTTACAACCAGTACCAAATGTTATAGAAATAACAGGAACAGGTAGTTCTGGACAAACAATTAGTTTAATAAATCCTGAAATTGAGTCAATTACAAATAGAAATTTAATTTTTGATCATACTGATTCGTCCATGGATGGATATGAATTTAAAATTTATTATGATCAAGAATTTAATAATGAATTTGTATCCACTGGATCAACATCAGTATTTAATGTTTCAACAGCAAGTTCTATAACAACTATAAACTATACTGATAATTTACCTAAAAAATTATATTACAACTTAAGCAAATCTGGATTTATCTCTACCTCCGACACTAATGTATCAAATTATTCTAAAATTTCATATGTTGACAGTGAATATAATGGATCTTTCAATATATCTGGCATAGCAGCTACTTCATTTAATATCTTCTTAAAAGATATACCAGAGAGTGAGAGGTATACACAATCAAATTGTGATGTTCTTGAGTATTTTACAAATTCAAAAACAGCAAAAGGTCCTATTAACAAAACAAATATTATTTCTGGAGGATCTGGATATCAAAAATTACCTAAGTTTACAGGAACTGGATCAAAGTCTTCTGGAAGAGATGCAATAATACTTCCAAAATCTAATAATATTGGTAATGTATCTGAAATTAGAATTATAAATCAAGGTTTTGAATTTTCTTCCGATAAAACTTTAGAACCAACTGCTTATATTTCACCAATAATTAGATTAAAAGATTCAAATACTGTTGGTGTGGTTACAGTGACTTTTGGTGGAAGAAATTATAATGATCCTCCAAATATAGTTCTTGTTGATAGATCCACAGGAAAAAAACTTGATAAAGGATTTATACAAGCAAATATGGTAGAAAATTCTATAACTTCTGTGAGTGTTATAGAAAAACCATATGGATTACCTGATGATACTGTCAGAGTTTTAACAACTAATAATACTAATGGTATTACAATTAGTGAGGTTGATGTTGTATCTGCAACTGAATATAATATCACATTAATAACTCCAACATTAGGTTTCCCAAATCCACCATTAACTACAAATGATAAAATTTTTATCGAAGGTATTGAAAAATTTGGAACAGATGGATCTGGATTTAATTCAGAGGATTTAGGATATAATTTCTTACCAATAACATCAATTATTTCTACAAATCCATTCAAATTTAAAGTTAATGCTGTAGGTTTAACAACGAATGTTGGTATAGCAGTTACAATACCAACTAAATTTACATCAGTTGTTAAAGAAATTGACTATCCAGTGCTTAACGCAAATCAAGTAAAAGAGGGATTTGTAAAGGGTGAAACTATTCTCAGAAAAGTAGTCGGAATTCTTACTGATGTTGTTTCAGATATTAAAATTACAGACAGCAGTACTAATACTATTAAAGTTTCTGGAATAGATGTTGATAGTTTAAATGTAAATGATATTATTATTGGTAGAACTTCTGGAAATGTTGCTACAATTTCAAATATTACTAATAATTTAGGAAGATATAAAGTAAACTTTTCATCTACAAAAAATATTGGATGGTTTGATGATATTGGAAAATTAAATCTTGATACTCAAGTAATTCCAGATAATGATTATTATCAAAATTTATCTTACTCTGTTAAGAGTTCTATTGAATGGAATGAATTACAAACACCTGTCAATAACTTATTACACACTAGTGGACTGAAAAATTTTGCAGATACTGGTATTACTTCAACGAGTAATATTGGAATTGGATCAACATCAGTTATAACATCAATTAATGACATTATTGAGGCACAAAGAGTTGATGCTATCAATGATCTTGATTTAGTTTCTGATAAGGATGTATTAAGTGATGGTGTTGCAAGATTAATTGATTTTAAAAACATAACATTATCAGACTTCATAAAGTGTAATACTAATGATGTATTTTTAATAGACAATATCAACAAACAGTTTTCTAATTTAGAAGATAATTTGAACTTATTTGTAGATGTTCTTCAAGTACCAAATAGTGGTGAGTATACTAATTTATTACTTAAAATTACAAACAATAGTTCGGTAGGTATTACAACACAAATTCAATTATCAGAAATAGTTGTACTTAATCGAGATGATGCAGGTGTTGATAATAATCAAAACCCAAATGTATTGTTAGAAAAATATCAAGTAATAAATTCTGGAACTGAATATCAATCTTTTGAAGAAGATAGATTTGGATCTTTTAACTTGTTTAAAGATCCTGATACCAATATTACTACTTTAAGATTTACTCCTAATGAAAAATTTAATACTGATTATAATATAAAAGTTCTTCAAAGTAGTTTTACAAATTTTGTTTCTGCAGCATCGAGTGTAAATATCGGTCCGATTAATAGCAATGCTTTTATTGGAACTTTTGCAAGTGAAACTACAAGTGAAATATTGACAATATCAACAAATGAAATCAATTCATTTTTTGTTAATTCTCAAATAGTTGATAATCTAACAGGAGCATCAAATTTTGTAGAAAATTACGTTACACATGACGGTCAGAATACTTACATTGCAGAGGCATATATTGATTCCAAAGATTCATCTTTATCAGACAGTAGAATAGGAATTCTAACTGCAACTTTATCTGGACAAACATTATCATTTAAATACGAAAATAACTCTCCAAATGTTGTTACTGTTAGATCTAGAATTATCGGTTTTGGAGATCCTGATATTGGTATTGGTACATATAGATTTAAATCTCCAGATCAAATAGATGGATCTGAAAGATCTCTTATATATGAAGGATTTGCACGTAGTGGTGTTGGCACAACATCTGTTGTTGATTTAAATTCAAGTTTATTTGATGGAGTTAAATCCTTAATCGAAGTTAATTCAACCACTGGTGCAAGAGCAGTTCATGAAGTTTTATCTGTTAGAGATAGTCAAGGTGTTTATGTTCAACCAGCTCAATATTTAAGTGGAGATGGTAATTTAGGATTAGGAACTTTCGGTGGTAATATTAATGGTAGTAATTTTGAAGTTCTATTTTATCCAGATGATTTAGTGGGTGTTACCACAGTGTCAGTATTTAATCAAGGTTTTTATAAAGATTTTGATAGGTTTAATGTTGCAAATTCTCTTAATTATGGTGATGCTTTAACAGAAGACACATTCTTCAAATTATATAATGCAATTAATGGTGAAAGAGTTAATAGAAAAGATTTTCAATTAAGAACTAATAATGTTCCAATATTTTCTAAAACATTTAATCCAAGTTCAGTTTCATTATCGGCAACCACAGGTACTTTCAACATTGATAATCATTTCTTTAGGACAGATGAAGAATTAATTTATACTCCAGAATCAACAGTGATTGGAATAGGTTCTACTGCAATTCAATATAAGTCATCCACAGGAGCTATGGAAGAATTACCTTCCACAGTTTTTGCTATAAGAGAAAATGATGACAATTTCCAAATTTCAACTACAAAATCTGGAACAGCAGTTACATTTACAGGTTTAGGAGAAGGAAATAGACATAAATTTACAATGGCAAAGAGAAATGAAAAATCTTTGATTACAATTGATGATATTATTCAATATCCAGTATCACCTAGTACAGTAAATTACAATTTAGAGAATAATATTGGTGGAGAAATAGGAATTTCAACAAATATTATTTCTTTGAGTGGAATTTCTACAATTAATGCAGATGATATTCTTAAAATTGAAAATGAGTTTGTGAGAGTTGTAGATATTGGTTTTGGAATTACCACGTATGGACCTATAGTGCCAGGATTGCCAGAAACTGGTAATTTCTCACTTGTAAAAGTTCAAAGGGGTTCTGTTGGAACTTCAGTATCCGCACATTCTGATGGAACACAAGTTGAGAAATTTAAGGGATCTTATAACATTGTTGATAGCACTGTACATTTTCTTGATGCACCTAGAGGAAATCCCGATGTTCAAGTAACTTCTAGTGGTTTACTACTTGACACATCAGAATTTCAAGGAAGAGTTTTTCTTCGAAATGACTATGGTAGTAATTTAATATTTGACGACGTATCAAATAGTTTTAATGGAATAACAACTTCATTTACTTTAACTGTTGGTGGTGCAAATACAATAGGTATAGGAACTAGTGGTGGAAATGGAATTTTGATGATTAATGGAATATTCCAAACACCCTCAACAGACAATAACCCAAGTAATAATTTTAAAATTATAGAATCTGGTAGTGGTGCAACTGGTATAACTTCCGTCGTATTTTCTGGTATAACTTCTGTTGGCACTGGTGACATAGTTATAGATCCTACAGATATTAACAATAATGACTTACCAAGAGGTGGTATTCCAATTTCATTTGGATCTACAACTGGATTGGGTTATGCACCCCTCGTAGGTGCCCGTGTAAGGGCAGTCTTAGATGGTGGTGGTGGAATCACAACACACGTAGGTGTTGCGACAACTGGATCTGCTCTAGCTATCTCTACTGCCAATTATAATAATAACACAGGAATTCTATCAATTAGAACAGTAGATGAACATAATATTAAGTTTAGTGATCCAAATGTTGATGAAGTTAAATTAGTGGGATTAGAGTTTGATTGTCCTCCAGGACATGCTGGAATAACTACTACAATATTCCCAGACGGAACAATTGGAGATAAATTTGCAATTGTTGGAACAGGTGTTGGTATTGGATCAACAAATGAAATCAGAGTTAATGTTGGTACTAGTACAATTCCTCATAGTTATGTTGGATCTGGAACTGCATTCCCTTGGTACGGTCATTTAACACTAGGTTCTGGTTATAACAATATAATTTCTATTGGAGTTACTATAAGTGATCCTACAGGATCAAATGCAAGAATTACTGCAACACCGAAACAATATAACACTCATTCATTTGATGTTGCAAATAGTAGTTTAAACAATAGTATTTCAAAAAATTCTTTCTCAGGATTAACATTTACACCATCAGGAGCAACATATGCACCAGATACTGGTTTACTAGTATTATCATTTGCAACTGCTCATGGCATTAATGGTAGTGACACAATTGGTATTAAAACTGGAAGTCTAGCATTTAGATGTTCTCAAGATGATTTCAATAGTCTACATTATTATCCAAGATCTACAGATCCAGTTGCAGGTGTTCAAACATCAGTTTTATCATTTACAACTAATACTCTAACTGTTGATGTTGGAAAGTCAAATGTTAATACTGGTGGAGCACTAGAATTTACAGTTGAGGACAGTGGTTCAGGATATACAGATCCAGAAATATATGTAACTTTACCTTCATATGAAAATTTATCTGTTAGGGGAATATCTAGAGTTGGTTTAGGATCAACCTCTACCACTGGAACTGGACTACTCGTAACTCCTGTTGTTTCTGCAAGTAGCACTACGGGAATAGGTTCAGGATTTTTTGAATTCACCCAATTTAATCAAAATAGATCTGGATATGCCTTTGAAAGAGGTGATGTATTCCAACCAGTTGGATTAGTTACTGATAGAAGATTATATAAACCATATAAAGAAGCTACAGTAGAAATTGAAAGAGTTTACAAAGATGATTTCTGCATGTGGCAGTTTGGTGAATTAGATTTTCTTGATACAATTAAAGGTTTGCAAAATGGATCAAGAACTAGATTCCCATTAAAATATAATGGATTACCAATTACACTTAAGTTAGATCCTGAGTTAGACAGTAGTCTTGAAAGTTTATTGTTGGTTGTTATTAATGGTGTTATTCAAGAACCAAATGTAGCATACGAATTTATCGGATCAGGATCTATTAACTTTAAAGAACCATTAGATCCTTCTGCAGATGTTGCACTTTATTTCTACAAAGGAACTGATAGTGTTGATAGTTTTGTTTCTACAGGAACTACAAGTATTTTTGAATTAGGTGATCAAGTTCAAATCATAGGTAACTCTCAATTAGGTGGTCAAGAAAAAAGAAGAATTAAATCTTTAGACACAGAAAGTAGTTTAGAAACAATAATTTATACAGGATCTGGAATTGATACAACAGGTACAATCAACAGACCAATAAAATTATTAAAACAAAAAGAGGATGTTGTAATTGATAATATATTAATTTCCAAAAAAAGAAAGAATCTAGAACCTATAGTATTACCAACTGCAAAAATTATTGGTGATTTTACAACAGGTGATAATGTTCTTTATCTTGATAATGCAGAATTATTTGATTATGAAAAAATTCCAGCTGGATCAAATTTAATTTTTGGAAATGCAATTGTTTCTGGAAAACCCATAGAAACTGCAGAAATATCTTCAGTTGTTTCTGCTGCTGGAACAGTTCAGTTCCTTAATATTGTTAATCCAGGCATTGGTTACACAGTTGGAGCAGCAGTAAGTATAACAATAGGTGCACCAATTGGTGTCAGTGTTGGAAATGTAAGCAGAGACCAATTTGCCACTGCAGGAGTGTCTACCTTTGCTTCGGCAACTGTGACTGTTGGTGCAGCAGGTACAATAGAATCAGTAAATATTACTAATCCTGGTTTAGGATACTCACAAACAAATCCACCAAGAGTCATTATAGAGTCTCCACAGTCTGATGAAGAAATTGTCACATCTGCTGACGTAGGAATTGTTGTCCAATCTACAGCAGGAATACTTACAGGAATTGGTACCACTACCATAGGATCAACTTTAGGTATTAAATTTATAGGAATTAGTACAATTACTACAGGTGCTGGAAGTTTTGATGCAATTGAAGTTGGAAAACCAATTTACATTTACAATACTGGTGTTGGTGCAGGATTGACATCCATGGATTTAACTGGTATTCATACAGTTGGTATTGGAACTCAATTTGTTGATAATATATACACTGTGGCAGAATTTACAACTAGAGGTAGTGCACCTTCAGTAGTTGGAATTATTACATGTGCCATAGAATCTAATACAAACATAATTGGTATTGCTGCCACAGCTGGAATTGACTCTGATGAGCAAGTTGGTAATTATTCACTTGGAGTATTATCAAATATTGTTAGATCTACTTCAATGGAAAAACGTATTTCAATTGGTGTGACTGGATTAACTGTAGATTCTGGTTTATCAACCTTCCCAACTATACAACGAAGAGGTATTAATGGAGATGATACTTTGAGACAAACTGGTGGTTTGGAAACACCTATTTAAACATGTTGTATAAATATCTAAAAAACTGATAAGATGCCCGCGATAGTAACAGATCAATTTAGAATATTAAATGCAAGTAATTTCATAGAATCTATTGAAAATGAAAATAATTCTTACTATGCATTTTTAGGATTGGCAAATCCAACAGAAGGTGGTGGAGCCGATGGTTCAGGAGTTGGGATTGGAAGAAGTAGTACTTGGAATGATAATACGGATACTAGTGTTCCATCACCAATCGATAATTTACAGTATAGGACTCTTTATCGAGATACTTCACTTTTTGCGAAAAAGATAACATCATCAAATGTTAGAAGAGTTGTTAAAAAACATGATTGGATAGCAAATACCAAATACGATATGTATCGTCATGATTATAGTGTAAGTAAAAACCCTGCACCTGGTGGAGGTTCTGGATTATACAACACAAATTATTATGTTATAAACTCAGATTTTAGAGTTTATATTTGTATTGATAATGGATCATCTGGTGACTTGGTAGATGGTAAGGGTTCTTTAGATGAACCAACTTTTACAGATGTGGAACCATCTGCAGCTGGAACACAAGGTGATGGTTATATTTGGAAATATTTGTATACTGTTTCACCAAGTGATATTGTAAAATTTGATTCCACTGAATACATTGTACTACCAAGTAATTGGTCAACTTCAACGGATTCTCAAATTCAAGAAATAAGAGAATCTGGCAATTCTGACATATATAAAAATCAAATTAAAAAAGTTTATATTAAAAATGGTGGTGTTAATTACACTGCAGGAAAAACTGAAATTTGTAATATTCTTGGAGACGGAACTGGAGGAAAGGTACAAGTAGAAACAGATAGTAGTGGTAAAATTATCAATACTGTAATAACTGCTGGAGGATCAGGATATACTTTTGGAGTTGTAGACTTATCTCCACTTAGAGGAAGTCCAACAATTCCTGCAGAGTTAATACCAATTATCCCTCCATCTAAAGGTCATGGATTTGATATCTACTCTGAATTGGGAGCAGATAAGGTATTAGTTTATGCTAGATTTGATGATTCAACAAAAGATTTTCCGACTGATACGCATTTTGGTCAGGTTGGGATTATAAAAAATCCTCAATTATTTGATTCTACAGGAATATGTACTAGTAATACTTATTCATCTTTAAATTCTGTTATGTTAACAGATACTGCTCTTAATGAAATATCTAACACTCCAGCTCTCGTTGGTGTAGCAATAACACAAACTGTTGCTGGTGGAGTTGCAAAAGGATACGTTGCATCATTTGATAGAGAAACTAAAGTTTTAAAATATTTTCAAGACAAGTCTCTATACTTTCCAAATGCTGTTGATCATACAGATAATAAAAATGTTGTAACAGACTCACAAGTTTTGAGTTTTTCAAATTCTAATCAAATTAAAGCAACATCAGTAGGTGGTGGATCAGGTTTTGAGGTTTCTGTTAACAGTAATTTTTCTGGATTTTCAACTTCCGTCAATAACAAAAATGTCAATTTGGGTGTTAGGTTTGAAAATGGACTTGCAAATCCTGAGATAAATAAAAAGACAGGTGAAATAATTTACATTGATAACCGTAAAGAGGTTGAACGTGATTTAAGACAAAAAGAAGACATTAAAATCATTCTGGAATTCTAAAAAAAATGGCACAAAAAACAAATTTAAATATAAGTCCATATTATGACGACTTTGATCCTAAAAATAATTTTTACAAAGTTTTATTTAAACCAGGATTTCCAGTTCAAGCTAGAGAGTTAACTACATCTCAATCTATTTTACAGAATCAACTACAAAATTTTGGTGAAAATATTTTTAAAGAGGGTTCTGTCGTAATACCAGGTGCAATTGAGTTTGATAATCAGTTTTCTGCAGTAAAGATAAATGAAGTTAATTATGGAATTGATGTATCAGTTTATATTAAAGATTTTTTAGGAAAAAAGATAACTGGTGTAAATTCTGGAATTGAAGGAATTGTAAAATATGTTGCCTTACCTACAACTGATGATGTTGATACTCCAACAATTTATGTCACATATACGAGTGCTGATAGTAATAATGAGATAAACACTTTTTCAGATGGTGAACAATTAGTTTGTTCGGATAATGTAACCTATGGTAACACAACTATAAATTCTGGAACACCATTTGCATCTTTAATATCTTCTGATGCAACTTCTGTTGGATCTGCTGCATTTATCACAGAAGGTGTTTATTTTATTAGAGGATATTTTGTAAGTGTTACTGACCAAAGTATAATTTTAGATTACTATACCAATTCACCCTCATATAGAGTTGGATTGAAAGTTGATGAAATACTGGTTAATGCAAAACAAGATGAAAATTTATATGATAATGCAAAAGGTTTTAGTAATTTTGCTGCACCAGGTGCTGATAGGTTTAAAATTAATTTAACTTTAGTTAAAAAATTAATCGAAGATCAGGATGACACTGATTTTGTTGAATTAATGAGAGTTAAAAATGGCAAAATAAAAGTTATTAATCCAAAATCAAATTTTAATATTATAAGAGATTATATTGCAGAAAGAACTTTTGATGAGTCTGGAGATTATGTTACAAAACCTTTTGAATTATCTGTTCATAATTCATTAAATGATAATTTGGGAAATGGTGGTATATTTACTGAAAATGAAAAAACAGATCAACTCAATACACCATCTGATGATTTAATGTGCTTAAAAATATCTGATGGAAAGGCATATGTAAGAGGTTATGATGTTGAAAAAGAAGGAGTTACGATAATTGATGTTGAAAAACCTAGAGAGATTGGTGTTAATAGTACATCTAGTGTTCCTTTTGTTATGGGAAATATAATTGATGTTCATGCTGTTAAAGGTATTGCAAAACAAGGTGAACCAGTTCAGTTATTTTCAGATTTTGCCCAAGGTGGTGACAATATAGGTAGTGCTAGAGCATATAGTTTTAATTTAAAAAATCAAAGTTATGAAGGTGATACGAGTGTATGGGAATTGCGTTTATTTGACATTCAAACAAATACCTCATTAAATTTAAATAAAACTGTATCATCAACACAAATTCCAAAAGGATCTTATATTAAAGGAAAAAATAGTGGTGCTACTGGATATTCTGTAGGTGCTGGAAATAATACAACAAGAATTGATGTAAATCAAACAACAGGAAATTTTGCAAAAGGTGAGCAATTGCAAGTTAATGGAGTTGATGTTCCATTATCAGTTGGTATTGCTACTGTTTTTGACTCTCATTTAATAAAATCAATAAAACAAGAACCAACAACAGGATATCCAGAATTTGCAGCAGATACTATTCAGGATTTGTATACACTTCCAAATGGAATTAATATTGTAAATATTACTGCTGCTTCTAATAGTACATCTACAGTTACTGCAGCTAACGGAAAATTTGAAGCAGCATTAGGTAGAGGAATAACTTTAAGATATCAACAACCAGGAACAAACACAGAAACATACAGTAAAATTATATCAGTTGGTGCTGGAGGAACAAGTTTAATTATTTCGGGAGTGAACACAAGTGTAACAGGAGTTTATGATAATTCATTACCATCGTCTGACATACAGGTTCAAGCATATGTTGGAGATCCTACAATAAAAGGTAATGGACGTTTATATGCACCATTAGCTGATTCAAATGTGTCAACTGTTGATTTATCCAAATCAGATTTAAGAGTAACTAAACAAATAACAGGTGTAACTTTTTCCAGTAATTCAGCAACTATTACAATCAATGATGTTAAAGCATTGTATCCAGATATTGATACAGCATCATTTGAACCTTATGATGAGGAAAGATATTCTGTACATCTTGCAAATGGGCAACAAAGAGATCTACCTGAAAGTAAATTTGCAATTAATGCAGATGGTTCACAAATAACTTTAACTAGATTCCCAAATACAACAAATGCTGTTGTTAGCACTTCAATTAAGAAAAATAATATTAAAAATAAAATAAAAAATTATACTAGAAGTCAACTTTTAGACGTAACATTTTCAAAATATGAAAGATCTGGAAGTATTGCTGTTGGTATAGGTGCGTCTGTGGTTCCTGATGGTTTAACTTTCGATAAAAGATATGGTTTAAGAGTACAGGATCCAGAAATATCATTAAATTATCCTGATGCGGTCAAGTTACTAGCAGTTTATGAGTCTGTTGATACTGGAAGACCATCTCTTGATGAGTTTCAGTTTAATAGTACCGCTGCTGTTCAAACAAATGCAGTTATTGGTGAAGATATAGTTGGTAAATCTAGTAAAGCAATTGCTAGAATAGTTAGTAAATCAACATCTAATGCTAATTCATTAGGAATTGTATATCTATCTGAAACTAAATTTAACGAAAGTGAAGTTGTTGAATTTCAAGATTCAAAAATTAATACAAATTTAGTAAGTGTAACTAAAGGTTTATATCGAGACATAACTAGATCTTTTAATTTAGACAAAGGTCAAAAAGAACAATATTATGATTATTCAAAATTAGTAAGAAAGAAAGGAATTCCTGAACCTAATGGAAGATTGTTAATTATTTTCGATCATTATTCAGTTTCTAATGAGGATGAGGGTGATTTATTTACTGCTTTAAGTTATGATAATGATAGATTTGATACCGATATTCCAGATATTGCTGGAATAAGAGCTACCGACACTATTGATTTTAGACCAAGAGTTTCCGTTTATGATTCTACTAATTTAAATCAAGAATCTCCATTTAATTTTTCATCTAGAGATTTTACAACCAATATAAAACAATATCTAATTCCAAATGAGTCTTCCACAATAGGATATGAATATTATTTACCTAGAATTGATAAATTATATTTAAATCAATTTGGTGATTTTGTATATGAAAAGGGATTATCTTCAATAACTCCAAAAGCACCTCAAAGGGGTGAGGATTCTATGGAATTAGCAACAATTGCTCTTCCTCCATACCTTTACAATCCTCAAGATGCGATCATAAGTTTAATTGATAATCGAAGATTTACCATGAGAGATATTGGTAATATTGAAAATAGAGTTGTAAATTTAGAAGAAACAACTACATTATCACTTTTAGAGGCAAATGCTCAATCTTTACAAATTCAAGATGCTCAAGGTAGAAGTAGATTCAAAACTGGATTTTTTGTTGATGGATTTAAAAATTATGCATTAATCAATCCAATATCAATAATTAACATTAATCCTAATTTGGGAGAATTGATTCCTAGAAGAGCAAGAAATACTTTAACTAATCAAATAACACCAAAAACTTCTTTAATTAGTTCTGAAATAGATTTTCAAGAAAATTTTGAATTATTTGATGATAAAGTTCAAAAAACAGGTGATGCAATAACTTTAAAATATGATGAAGAAGTTTGGTTGGGTCAGTATTACGCTACCGAAGAAGGAATCGTAAATGTCAATCCATATGAACTTCCTGCAATAGTTGGTAGAATAAATCTTCATCCATTTGAGGATATATGGACAACTACTACTCAAAATCCAGTTACTCTTGATGAAACAACAACAAAACCACCTGTAAATAATAATATAAATTTAAATCAAACTATTGATCTAACAGGAGTTGGTCCAATAACCACTGGTAATGTAAACACAGGGAAATGGGCACAATTCCAACGTTTTAGAACTAAACAAGAAAAATTTCAAGGAGAGACAAAGACAGGATCTTTCACATTTACAGAATCAGATACTAATCTTCAAAATAGAAAAATTAAATCTGCTAATGAAGAGTTTATGAGATCTAGAAACACTGAATTTAAATCAAGTGGATTTCCAGTAAAAACAAAAGTTTATTTATTCATAGATGGAACGAGGATCGAAGATGTAATACCAAAATTATTACCAATCACAAAAACTACTGCAACAGATGCTGATTTTGGATCTGTTGGTTCTTTCCAAGTTGGTGAAGAAGTTAAAGGTTATAGACCAGATGGTGAACAAATTATTAATTTTAGACTTTGTACTCCAAATCATAAAGATGGAGCATTTAATAATCCAACAGAAACTTATGCAACAGATCCATATACTGGTTTAGATATCCAAAGTTTGTATAGTCAATCATCAAACATTTTAAATGTAGACACTCATTCACTAGCAGAAGAGGCACAGGGAGATTATTCTGGATATTTAGTTGAAAATACTAAATTGGTAGGTCAAACAAGTGGTGCACAAGCATTTGTTAAAGGATTGAAAACTAATTGGTTAGTAACTGATGAATTTGGAGAAATTATTGGTACTTTCTTTATTAGAAATCCTGATTTGGCAAAAGTGAAAATTAACACTGGCAATAAATCTGTTAGACTCACAACTTCTATTGATAATCGTCAAGTTGCACCAGGACAGGATCCAAATGTAATATTTGCAGAAACACAATATGTTACAAGAGGAACAGAAGAGACATTCCAAGAAACATTGGTTGGAACTATACAACAAACCACTGTAAATATAACAGCACAAACTGATGTCTTAGCTAATATTAAACAACCTATACCACCTCATGATGATCCAGTGGCTCAAACATTTGTTGTTGGAGGTAATGTTTATTCACCATCTGCAACTCAGGCAAATGAAGATCTAAATGGATTATTTCTAACTTCTGTTGAAGTATTTTTTGCATCAATTGATCAAGATGCAAATTCTCCAATAACATGTGAAATTAGAGAAACAACAGGAGATGCTAGACCATCAAGAATACTTAGGGGTAGAAGTAAAACATTATATCCTTTCACTACTGATGAAACTGGACAAAGAGTTCAAAATATTCAATTTGATGCAAATTCTGCAAGTATAGGAACTAAATTTACTTTCCCAGAACCAATATATTTGGAACCAGGAAAATCATATGCTTTTGTATTAATTGCACCAAGAAGTGTTAACTACACTGTTTGGTTTGGTAAGCACGGAGATGTTGCAGTTAATCCACAATCTATTCCTGGTTCAACTGGAGAAACCACAAGATATTCTAGACAGTATGGTGCGGGTGCATTCTTTATGTCACAAAATGGATCACTATGGACTGAAGATCAAACAAAAGACTTAACTTTTGTACTCCACAGAGCTAATTTCACAGAATCTCAAGGATCTGCTTACTTCAATAACCCAGATCTTAATGAAAGTAATGGATATGTTCCAACTTT